TAGTGGCGCCCGGCGGGTAGAAGTAAACCGCCGTCATCTGACCTTGGGTATAGGCAGCTGAGTCAGCTCTGGCGCGTAGCTGCGATGGCGTCGCCGTCGACTGGTAGGTGAAGGTAAAAATCCGATCATTGACCGGGCTTTTGAAATAGCCGCCCTGGGTGACTGGTGACTCTGATCGGTCGCTGCCACCGCTGCCACCGAAGATCGCGCCAATCACGATCAGCGCCACAAGAATCAAGATAATGCGCATCACAAATTCCCTCTCGTTAATTCAGCGGGCCTCCAAGGCCAGCCTAGAACATCAACCCGAATAGAAAACCAACCCCGGCCAGTATCAAGCAGTGAATCGGGTAGGTACGAATCAGGGTGTTGATTGGCATGCCTTCAGACTGAAGGCCAGTGGCCTTGGCCTCCTGCAGTCGCTCTTGTCGCTGTTGCCGGTAAACCTCCATGTGGGCGACCGCATCTTTTAACTTCTCGCTGGGCATGTCGTAGAGGTGAGCATCACCGAGAACAGATAGGCAGAAACGGTTCAGCTCTTCTGACGCCCTCTTGCCTTGAGCCAGCTGCTCTAGGCGCACTCTGAGTTGCTCTCTTCGACGCTGTTCATAGAAGTTTTCCCGGAACCGCTCCAGAGCATCAACAGCGTCCTGGTACTGGCTGCTGCGAATTTCCCCTACGGTCGTAACGCCCACGGCCACATGCACCACCGTAACCCACAGGTGCCGAGCCGATTGGTTGCACTCATCCGCGATCGATGAAACCAGCCCGCGCAGGGCGTCCCGCTGGGCTTTAACCAGCAGGTCATCTTTCGACTCGGGCGCGAGGTTCACCTCAATCAAATCGCGCCCCGCAACCCTGTTTCTTTCCCCCTGCACATCTACTGCGTTGCTCACGTACTACTCCTTACCGTGCAAATCCCTGCCCGCGGTGCGGTTGTTGTTGCCTTGAACCACCACGCCGCCGCTAGCCCTTGCGGGTTTCTTTACTTTCCCACCTGTTAGCAGATCAGCGAGCAATGCCTTTCGCTTGGTTACTGGCATCCCTCGGTAGGAATCGAGCAGTAGCTGTTCCTCAGCACTTAGCGATTGGGCCGCCGAGTCTGATCGGCGCTCACCAGTAACGACAAACAACACATCCACGCCTTCCTTTGCCCACGCATTCAGCGCTAGCGCGTTCGGCGCCGCCACGCCTTTCTCCCAGTTGATCTGGGCGTGCTTAGACGCGCTGGCCAGCTCGGCAAAGCTGGTCTGGCTGTACCCCAGGCGCTCGCGTTCAGAGCGAAGTCGCTCGCCAATGTCCATAAATATCAACCTTAGCGGCTTGACAGGTAGATAATTATCTACCAACATAACCACAACAAACGCCAAACATCATTCAGCAACCAACGGAGCCACCGCCATGGCAAACCAGAAGGTACTGACCCCGGAACAGGTCAAACAGCGCTTCAAGCAGCGCGGCATCACTGTCACCAAATGGGCCGAAGAGCACGGCTTCAAGCGCAATGCGGTTTACCGTGTGCTCAACGGCTTTGATAAAGCTCACTACGGCCAAGCGCACGACATTGCCGTCGCCTTGGGCCTCAAGTCCTCCGACACATCTGTCGCTGCCTGAGGCCAACACCATGACCCTCAAGCTGCAACCCGCAATTGGCCCGGCCGAACCGATCGACGCCTACAGCCGCCTGCTGGACGTTGTTATCGCCAGCTCACCTGTCTCGCAGGCCGACACTCTCAACGCCCTGCATGACGCCATTGCCCGCTACCAGCACAACGGCGCCATTCAGCGCATTACTACCGGCGAGCGCCAACTGGTAAACCAGCTGCAGATCCTAGCCGTGGGCGAGCTGCTGACCGCCGGGCCGGATGCCCAAGACGATGAAGCCCGCAATGCGTATGGCTTTACTCATCGCGACCAGTCGTTTGGTAAAGCTCCTGCGCCCGCCGAGACTCCCGCGCCTCGGCCAGCTGCCCAGCCAGATAACTCATCAGCTGCTGAGCGTGAGGCTCAAAGGGTTGATCAGGCCAGCGAGCATTCAGAAGAGCAGACTGCATCTTCTCAGGCTCAAGCTGCCGCTGGATCTCAATCTGCGCTGCCAGGTACAGCCAAGCCTTCGCCATACCAGCCATCTGCCCTTCAAGCATCAGAAGGCGGTCGTGTTGATCAGCCATCGGGTAAGCCCTCATGCAAGTGAATGTACATCAAAAGGCTATCCCCGTTGAAACGCTTTTGCCCATAGGCAAAAACGGTATTTGTTTGGAGCAGCCGCGCAGCAGACGCTTCGGGGGTTTCCAATGATCCGCAGAAATTGGAAAACCGCCCGGCCCACCTCGCTGCTGCATGCGATGGAGCTGTGCAAGCAGTTCGCCATGGTTAAGCACAACATGAGCGAACAGCGCATTGCTGAGCGCATGGGGTTGCCGAACCACTGGGCACTCTACAAGTGGCTCGCCAACGGGCGCATGCCGGCGGTGATGATTCCCGTCTATGAGGCGGCCTGCGGCTGCCACTACGTGACCCAGTGGCTGGCGGCCAGCGCCGGCAAGCTGGCGATCGACATGCCAACGGGCAAAGCCTGCGACGCCACCGACATTCAAGAGCTTCAGGTGCTGCTGCACGCCACCACCGGCGCGCTGCTGGCCTTTCATGCCGGCCAGCAGGATTCCGACCACACCCTGGCCACCATCCAGTGCGCGATGGAGAGCCTGGGCTGGCACCACGGCAACGTGGCCCAACACAAAACCCCGCAACTAGACCTCGGAGAGCACGACGATGAGTAAGGAATTTGTTCGCACCAGCGAGAGCGGCGCCCGCTGCCTGCGCGTGATGAAGGTGCTGCGCGGCCACTCCCTCAGCGGGCTGAGCAACAGCGACATTGCCAAGGCGCTGAGTATCCCGCCGAGCGCGGTCACCCGCTGCATGAACACCCTGATCGCCGAGGGCTTTGCCACCAAGCTGGACACCGGTCGCTTTGCGCTGAGCACGGCCACGCTGCAGATCGCCCAGGCACACGCCGATGAAATGACCCGCGCTACCAACCGCATCCACGAACTCAACCAGCGCGTTGCCGCTGGCAGCCTCTACTAAGGAACGACCATGGCCCGTACAAAAACCACGACCACCGAGCCCGTTGATGTTGCACCGCTGGATGAGCAAGCGCTGAACCAGTTGCAGAACACCGGCAGCGCCCTGATTGCCGAGCACAGCGAAGAACGCGACCTGGTCAACCAGCTGCTGGGGCAAGTGCAAATGGCCAACTCATTTGCCCGTTTTGCCGACGTCGTCAGTTTGACCAAGCTCAAACACATCAAGGAAAGCAAGATGTATCGGGCGTTAGCGGGCAAAAAGGGGGTGGACCCTCACGGCAACGAAATTGCCGACGTCGGCACTTTTGACGGATTTTGTCAGGCCCTCGGCCTGTCTCGCTCGAAGGTTGATGAAGATCTGGCAAACCTCAACGCATTTGGCGAGCAAGCGCTCAACCAGCTTTCAGCGCTGGGGGTTGGTTATCGCGAGCTGCGCCAGTTCCGCAAGCTGCCCGATGACTCCCGCTCTGCTCTGATTGAGGCGGCCAAGACCGGTAACCATGAAGCGGTGGAGTTTCTGGCCGAGGAGCTGATTGCCAAGCACGCCAAGCTGCAAGAACGGCTCGAAGACACGCAGAGTGACTATGAGGCACAGGGGGCACGGTTGGCCGATCAGACTCGCGCACTCGAGGAGGCCAAGCTCGAGCTGGAGAAGATCAAGCGCCGCATCCAAACCATGCCACCCGCGCACAAGTTGAAGGAGTTACGCATGGAGGTGAGCGGGATGGCCACTGAGGCTGAGAGCCTGCTCACCAACAAACTACGCGTCGCCTTTGAAACCCTGGTGAACGAGGGCGCGCAGAACGGCCAAGACCAGCGCGCTTACCTAGCCAGCCTGCTGCGCGAGATCGAACTGAACATTCTGGCCATCCGCGAGGATTACGACCTACCCGACAACGTCGACCCGGATGCCACCGACTGGATGGCACCGGACGCGCTTGAGCGCGCGCAAGCGGCGATCGAGGGCAACTGACTATGAGCGCCGTTATGACCGAACGCCTGGTTGCTGTGGCGCAAGCCATTCGCGCCGCTGGCCATGGCGGCAAACAGGCCATCTATGAGCAGGCGTGCAGCGAGCTGGGTATCTCCCTGGCAACGCTGCACCGCAAGCTGCGGGAACTGACAGTGAAAAAACCACGCAAGGTGCGCGCCGACGCGGGCAAATCGGATCTGACCTACGACGAGGCGCTGCTGATCGTCGGGGCCGTCAAAGAGACCACCCGCGGCAACGACAAGGTGATCTGGGCGCTGATGGATGCGGTAACCGCACTGCGCGCCAACGGCCTGGTACGCGCCGAGCGGGTGGACCCGCGCACAGGCGAGATCACACCGCTGAGCGAGAGCGCCATTCGCCGGGCGATTCGGGCGTATGGGCTGCATATCGACCAGCTCACTGCACCCGCGCCCCATGTGGAGATGCGCAGCGAACACCCGAACCATGTTTGGCAGATCGATGCGTCGCTGTGTGTTCTCTACTACCTCAAGCCATCGGCCAAGTCGCAGGGCCTGCACATCATGGACCAGGGCGAGTTTTACAAGAACAAGCCCAAGAATCTGGCGCGGGTGATGGCTGATCGGGTGTGGTCCTACGAGATTACCGACCACGCCAGCGGCTGGATCTACGTCGAATACGTGATGGGTGCGGAGAGCGGCGAGAACCTCTGCAGCGTGCTTATCAACGCCCTGCAGGAGCGCGGCGGGCCGGACATGCTGCACGGGGTGCCGCGCATCCTGTACATGGACCCCGGCAGCGCTAACACCAGCGCAATGACCATGAACCTGTGTAAGAGCCTGGGCATTGAAGCCATCGCCCACGCACCGGGCAGCGCCCGCGCCACCGGCCAGGTGGAGAACGCGCGGAACATCATCGAGCGGAAGTTTGAAGCCGGCCTGCGCTATCGCCCGGTCGCGGATCTGGCAGAGCTGAACGCTCTGGCAGCGCAGTGGCGGGCTGTGTTCAACGCCACAAGCAAGCATCGCCGGCACGGCATGACGCGCACTTCAGCCTGGATGCGCATTAGCGAGCAGCAGCTGGTTAAGGCCCCTCCGGTTGAGGTCTGCCGCGAACTGGCCATTGCCGAGCCGGTGGAGCGGAAGGTCAAGCCGAGCCTGCGCATCTCGTTCCAGGGCGCTGAGTACTCGGTCAAGGATGTGCCCGGTGTGATGGTGCACGAGAAGGTGCTGGTCACCCGCAACCCATGGCGCAGCGACGCGGCCCAGGTGGTGGCCACCAACGCCGCAGGGCACCAGGTGATCTATGTGATCCCTCGCATCGAGAAGGACGAATACGGCTTCTCAGAAGGCGAACACAGCGTCACGTTTGGCGAGTTTGCCAGCCATGCCGACACCTCAGCGCAGAAGGCCAACAAGGCGATCGAGCAGCTGATGACCGGCACCACCTCGGCAGACGAAGCCGCGGCTGAGCGCAAAGCCAAGGCGCTGCCGCTGGCCGGCAAGCTGGACCCCTACAAGCCGCTGGCCGACGCGAACCTGCCGACCCACCTGCCGCGCCGCGGTACCGAACACAAGCTTACTGGCCCTGTGGTGGAGCTACCGCCGCTGAGCCACGTTGCCGCTGCCAAGCGGCTCAAAGCCATGCTGGGCGAAAAATGGAACGCCGAGGCCATGGCAACCCTGAAGGAAACATACAAGGACGGCGTTCCAGAGCCCGAGCTGGAGGCTTTCGCCGAGCTAATCCGCAACCCCAAACCACAGCGTCCGGGTCTCCGGCTGGTGGGAGGTGACGCATGTTGAAACTGAAATTGGTGCTGGATGCGATCGAACCAAAGCAGGCCGATCTGGCCCGCTCGCTGCAACTGAGCAAGGCGACCATCGCCCAGCTGATCAACCACGGCCTGTGGCCGAAAAGCCTTGACCGGACTGAGCTGGAGCAGCGCATCCGTGACTGGCTGCTGAGTAACGGCGCCGCCAATGACGCCATTGGCGACGTGTTTGAAGAAGTACAGGTGGACCAGCCGTGCGCTAACACGGCTGATCCGCAACCCCCAGAAGCGTTCGACCAAAACAACCAGGAGTCAGAACCGATGTTAAAACGCAAACAGACCCTAATGCCAGCCACTCGCCGCGCCTTTGCTCTGCCGCGCGACCCATTCGACGACCTTACCTGCGCTGATGATATGTACGTGTCCCAGGACATTCGCTACGTCCGTGAGTGCATGTACCAGGTAGCGCGGCATGATGGTTTTCTGGCTGTGGTTGGCGAGTCAGGCGCGGGCAAGTCTACGCTGCGCCGCGAGCTGGTTGCACGACTGGAGGCCGAAGACGCCCCCGTGATGGTGATCGAGCCCTATGTACTGGCCAGCGAGGAGAACGATACGAAGGGTAAGACCCTGAAGAGCACCCACATCGCCGAGGCGATTACGTCGGTGGTGCAACCTCTGGAGTCGGGAAAGAGTTCTCCTCAGGCCCGCTTCGACCAGATGGTCGCTGCATTAAAGGGTAGCGCCGAGTCTGGCATGCGCCACCTGTTGATCCTGGAGGAGGCGCACAGCCTACCGATCACAACCCTGAAGCATTTGAAGCGCCTGCGGGAGCTGGAGCGAGGTTTCAGCAAGTTGGTGAGCATTGTGCTTATCGCCCAGCCCGAGCTGCTTACCAGAAAGCTCAACGAGCGCAATCCAGAGCTGCGAGAGGTGGTGCAGCGCCTGCAAGTCGTGGAACTGGGGGCAATCCCGCCAGCCGAGCTGGAGACTTTCCTGCGCTTCCGGTTCGGTCGGGTGGGTGTTGACCTGGACAAGGTGATCAACGCGGAGGGTATCAGCGCGATCTGCGAGCGCCTGCAGCACAACGTCGGCAACAAAACCCTGAGCCTGCTTTACCCGCTGGCCATCGGCAACCTGATGACTGCTGCGATGAACCTTGCTGCGGATCTCGGCGAGCCGGTTGTCACTGGCCAGATCGTGATGGAGGTGTGAGATGGGTGCATTGATTCCGTTTGAAGAGAAGCATCAGAGCAAGGTGTTCACCGACCAGGTCAAGGCGTGCCTCGCGTTGGCCAATCAGGTGGGCCGCGAGCTTCGTGCGCATGGTTGCTCCGTCAAGTTCACAGCCGTCGAGGGCGAGCGGCCGTTCCTGGTCGTCGAGTGCGAGCAGCCGCTGCACATGGTCCGCGTGGGCCGCAGCGGCATGACGCTGGAACGCACCCCCGGCCACTTCGTCCGCTGCCGCTCGTACCTGCTGGGCTGC